CCGGACATTATCGCTGCTCGTGAAGCTGCACAACAGTTCAAGAAGATGCAGACTCAGCAAATGCTTCAACAGAAGCATCCTGATTTTGCAGAAGTGGTAGGGGATGGTGAGTTCCAGGAGTGGGTTAAAGCCTCTCCGATTCGTTTGAATATGTTTGCTATGGCAGACAGTCAATACGATTTTCAAGCTGCTGATGAATTGTTGAGTACATTTAAGCAGATTCGTGGTGTTAAAGCCAAGCAGACCGCTGATGCAGGCAAACAGGTTCTTAAACAGAATCTCAAGGCTGCTTCCGTTGACACTGGAGGTACTGGAGAGTCTTCAGCCAAAGTCTATCGCCGTGCTGACCTAATCCGGCTAAAGATGACTGATCCTGATCGTTATGAACAGCTTCAGCCAGAAATCATGAAAGCATACGCCGAAGGGCGTGTTCGATAATCAATTTTTAGGAGTTTTATAAAATGGCTAATACCTTTTCCGGCGCAAATGCCGTAACCACCACCAGCGCAGCGAATTTTATTCCTGAAGTATGGAGTGATGAGATTGTTGCTGCGTACAAGAAGAACCTGGTTATGGCTAACCTGGTTAAGAAGATGAACTTCAAGGGCAAGAAGGGTGACACGATTCACATTCCTAGCCCCACCCGTGGTTCTGCTTCTGCCAAGGCCGCTGCCAACACCGTGACGCTGATCGCTGAGAGCGATACCGACATCTCTGTGTCTATCAACAACCACTACGAATACTCGCGTTTGATCGAGGACATCGTGGAAGCTCAAGCTCTGTCGAGCCTGCGCGGTTTCTACACGGAAGATGCTGGCTACGCCCTGGCTAAGCAAGTTGACACCAGCCTGATTCAGTTGGGTCGTGGTGCTAACGGTGGTAACTCTGCTAACCAGCAGTACACTGGCGGTCTGATCGGTTCTACCGGCGCTGCTTACACCTATGGCACTTCCAACGCTGCTGCTATCGCTGATGCTGGTATCCGTAAGGCTATCCAGACGTTGGACGACAGCGATGTGCCTATGGACGGCCGTTCTCTGGTTGTTCCTCCGGTTGCTCGTAACAGCATGTTGGGTATCGCTCGTTTCACCGAGCAAGCCTTCAAAGGCACGGGTTCTACCCTGATGAACGGTGAGTTCGGCGATATCTACGGTGTGAAAGTGTTCGTTTCTACGAACTGCGATACCACCGCTGCTTCGACCCCGGACAAAGTGGCTCTGCTGTTCCAGCGTGACTTCGCTGTTTTGGTTGAGCAACTGGGCATCCGTTCGCAAACTCAGTACAAGCAGGAATTCCTGGGTACGTTGTTCACCGCTGATACGCTGTATGGTGTGTCTGAGCTGCGCGACAAGTCCTGCGTGCCGCTGATCGTTCTGGCTTAATTATAACAAAGACTTAAGCTTGCACCCCTAAGGCTCCATCTCAAAAGGATGGAGTCCTTTTTAAAGAGCCCTACGGGGCTTTTCAGAAAGGAAACAGAATGGCTACATTTAAGATGATTCACAACGATGATCCCAATCGCTACGCTATCGTAGTGCAGGATGGGGACATCAAGAGTTTCCGTGATAACCCGGAGTGGGAAGAAGTATTTGAAGAAGTAAAAGAAGAGCCGAAGAAGAAAACCAAAGCTAAAGAAGAGTAAGATGGCCATTGATCTTTCGTCACTGTCGGGAGCAACGCAACTTGCTAAGAATATGTGGGGTAGTGAAAATGCCAGTACTTGGAGTACTACGTTTTCAACTCCTCAAGGTGATTATACATTTATTTCCGAAGATGCCATTAACAAGGGTATTAAAGTAGGTGATAAACCTTATGTTAGTTCTTGGTTTTTAAATTCTGACAATTTAGCAGGTCTTAAGAACGCTGGTCAATACGTTGACCTTACTGATGTAAAAGCTAGTGGTATTACTGCTAAGGATACATGGGGTAACTGGGTTAAAGATCGTTTAGGTCAATCACCTAAAGGTTTTATTGTACCTGCCGGATCAGTTGATTTTTCATCTGTTGGTTTTATGCCTTCTAACGGCCCAGTTAAAGGCATTGCCAAAGCCCCCACAGGCGAACTTGTTTATGCTACTTCTGGTGGACATGGTAACTCTTATATTACCAAAGAAGGTGAAGTACACGATCCTTACATTACTTACGAATCAAGTCTTCTAGGTAAATGGTTTGGAGGTTTGGGAGAGAGTGTAGCAGGAGCTATTCGAGGAATTGGTGACATTGTGCAAGAGCTGGGACCAATTGGAACTATTATTGGTAATGCTGCTCTTCCCGGTCTCGGAACAGGCCTAACTGTTGGTACTGCTCTAGGTCGAGGGGCTGACCCTGCTGATGTTCTGAAATCAGTTGCAATTAGTCAAGGATTAAGTGAATTAGGAAGTGCAGCAGCCCCTGAAGTGGATCTTAATGCTGCTACTTCTGGTCTTCAGGACGTTTATGGCGGTAATCTTCCGATTGAAGACATAGCTGCTGCTTTTGAACCTGTTGTCCCTGAAGCTGTAACAGTTGGGGCGGCTATACCAACCCCTGATATTGTAGCTACTCCGTTACCTGCAATAGAGCCTTCAGTTGTTCAGCCTGATTATTTCTCTGCTGATGCTGGACCTTTGGCTGATACTACCGTAACTTTAGATAATGCTTTTGTGCAGGATATGAGTCAAGGTATCGAACCTGTTATTCCTCCAGAGAATCCTTTCCTTGCTGGTATGGAAGAAACCACAGCCATTGAAGGAGCTGGAGTAGCAGGTGCAGAGAATCCTACAGGAACCTACGAAGGTGGCGCTAACTATCTGAGTGGCATGGAAGAGACTGCTGCTACTGAGGGTGCTGGGGTTGCTGGAGCAGATAATCCTACTGGAGCTACTACTGTACTTCCAACTGAAGCACCTAGCCTTACTCCTCAGCAGGCTTATCAGCTTCTTAAACTAGGGGCTGGGTTGTTTGGTGGTGCTGGTGCTTTAACAATGGCTGCTAAAGGACTAGCAGGAGGCGCTGGGGCCTTAGGAGGTCTTGTTGGGCCTTCTATGCCGTCAATTCAGGCTCCTACGCCCTTTACAGGCACGTATAGCGGTATGAACCCATACGATGCTGCTTATTTCCAGCAAGTGCAACAGAATTACAACAGATTGTTCCCAACAACTCCAGCCAATGTTGCTGGTCCTTTGGAATCCTGGTATCAAACTAAGTATGTACCGGATACAACAATCTCTAACAAATTGTTTGGAGTCTAAATGGCTATCTACCGTGGTCCTGGAGGCTCAGGAGATGCTACTGATGATGCAGCAAACGCAGCAGAACTGATTATTCAGAAGACTGACGAGGCGGCTGCTTATGCTGCTTCTGCGTCCACCTCAGCCACTAACGCTGCCGCTAGTGCTGCTTCTGCTGCCTCAAGTGCTTCTGGAGTAAGTGCTTCTGCGGCTGCTGCTGCTGCCTCGGCTGCTGCGGCTTTGTCCAGTGAGACTAACGCTGCTGATAGCGAAACTAATGCTGCTATTAGTGCTGCAAACGCTGACGAGGATGCAGGGACTGCTTCTACGAAGGCTAACGAAGCCTCAGACTCAGCAGATGCTGCTGCCGCCAGTGCTGCCGCTGCTTTGATTAGTGAGAACAACGCTGCTGATTCTGAGTCTAATGCCGCTGCTTCTGAAGCAAATGCTGCTGACAGTGCTGCTGCTGCGTTAACCTCTGAAGAAAATGCTGCTATCTCTGAGTCTAACGCAGCCTCTAGTGCTTCCACTGCTGCTGGTTATGTTCCCTCTATTACAGGCCAGACTGGTAAGTATTTACGCACCAATGGAACCTCTAATTATTGGGATACTGTTGATGCCTTTCCAAGTCAGTCCGGTAATTCAGGAAAGTTTTTAACAACGAACGGTACGGCTACATCGTGGGCCGCTGTTCCGAACCCTAACGAAGCCACTGTTACTGATTCTGGTCTTATTTTTGGTGAAACAAATACGACAGATGGTATTTGGAGTGGCACACTTAACCATGCTGCTAACTATCAGTATCGCTATAATTTAGGATTTGATGATAAAAGAATATCTTTTCCTAGCACCTCTCCTGTTTATGCTGCTGCTGTAGCTGGGAATATTATTGCTGGAGGTGTTCAACAAATCAAGATATTTGATGGTACAACTCTGCATGATTTTGGGTATGTGGATTTCTTTGCTATAGTTGGTTCAGATGTTATTATTGCCCCTACTCTTGCTCCTTTAGGTAATTATGGATGGACTTGGGTTACCTTCTATGCTGATTATGTTCAGTTAATTGGTGTTAAGGGTGGTAATGCTCTGTTGGGTTATCAAGCCGGTAATAATGCACCTAATGGTAATAAGAACACAATCTTGGGCTATAAAGCTGGTCCAAGTATTGTAAACGGTTCTGGTAACATTATTATTGGTGCTAATGCTGATGCAGCCAGTGATGTATCCAACGAAGCAATTATTGGCTCTAACACCATTACTACCACTCGTTTGTATGGTGCTTTGGCGGTTGGAGGAACCAGCAAAGGAACTTCTGGGCAGGTGCTCACCTCAAACGGTTCTGGTTCTGCGCCTTCATGGGCCACTCCAGCAGCGGGTACTGTAACTTCGGTGGCTTTGTCTGCTCCCACTGGTTTAACTGTCTCTGGTAGTCCTATAACGTCTTCAGGTACGTTGGCACTGTCGTATACCGCCGGTTATTCTATTCCTACGGATACTAAGCAGACTAACTGGGATACTGCCTACGGCTGGGGTAATCATGCAAGTGCTGGTTATTTGACCTCTGCTACGGCTGCAAGCACCTATGCTCCTTTGACGGGTACAGGCACTAGCGGTACGTGGGGAATCAGTGTTACTGGTAATGCTGCAACGGTCACTAACGGACTTTATTCAACTGGATCTTATGCTAACCCATCTTGGTTAACTTCTCTGGATGGTTCTAAGATCACTGGAACAATTAACGGTGGAACTTATTAAAGGAAAACTATGGCTTCTACTATTGTAACTAAAAACTCCAGCACTGCTTCTGCGGTTCCTGTCTCTGGAGACTTGACTCAAGGTGAACTTGCAGTTAACGTAACTGACAAGCGTCTGTTCACTAAGAACAGTGGAGGCACTGTTGT